TACCCGTACTTCATGCAAAATATTATGATCTATACAACAATCTGATTCTTCTTAGGAAGAAAGCAGAACAACAAAGAAAGAACATCAGACACGAACGTTACGAATACTTTTCAGGTAAAGCTGACCCTGACGTTTATATCAAGAATCCTTTTCCAAAAAAGATTCGTGACAAAGATACAATGCAAAAGTATCTTGATGCTGATGAGAAACTTTCTAATTCATCACTGAAGATTGATTATTACGATACGATGTTGAAGTATCTCGAAGAGATACTCAAACAAATTTCTAATCGTACATATCAAATCAAGAACGCGATTGAATTCATGCGGTTTAGTTCAGGACTAGGATGAACGAAGAACACGATTATGATTACACAATGCACATGTCAATTCACGATGTTCAATTGATGTCGTATTGTGTAGAACAGGCTATTAAGTATTGGCCAGGGGCTCCAGCTCGACCATATGAAGAGCAGGAACAACTAGGATTCTTGAGGGATCAATTTAAGAGAATGATATTTGAACATTCTTTTAACAACCTTTAATAATAGTCAATAAATACTTATAGGTGAAACCTATAAGTATGGCTGATTTGACCATAGAGAAGGTAAACGAAGTTTACCTGAAGATCTCTACGGAACCACACATCGAATATGAACTCAGAGATAGATTTACCTTTGAAGTTCCCAATATGAAGTTCATGCCCCAGTATCGGAGGAGGCATTGGAACGGAGAGATTCACTTGTTCGATATGAGAACAAAAAGGATCTATGTTGGTCTGCTCGATAAAGTTGTTGCGTTCTGTGAGAAAGCAGGATATAGTTTTGAATTTGTAGAAAATAAGTTTTACGGACTTCCCTTTGAAGTCAATGAGATGATCTGCAAAGAGGGTGTGAAGGACTACATGGGTTCTATCACATCAATTAAACCAAGAGACTATCAGGTTGATGCAGTTCATGATGCTCTGAGATATAACCGTAAGTTATTGATCAGTCCCACAGCTT